TCTCCTACTCGGTGCCGGGCGGCGACGTGATGGGCGCCAACGTGCTCCTCCCGGCTGTTCGCGACATGCTGGCGCCCTGGCGCAATCCCGCGCCGTGAGCGTCCACAAGACGGCGGCCCGCTTCATCGCCAAGCGCGGCTCGAGCATGACGCTCTCGCGCGAGGGCGAGGGCACCACCATCACGCTCAAGGGCAAGCGGGTGCCGGGCACCACGGTGGCGGTCGGCAATTCGGCCGAGCAACAGAGTTTCCGGGTGAAGATCGGCGTGGCCGAGCTCGCGGCTTCGGCGTGGTCGGTCAAGGTGCCGAGCGCAAGCACCGACTCGCTCACGGTTGATGGCGTTCCCCGCGCCGTGGTCGACGTTCGGCCGCTGGCCGATGGCGGAGTGACCGGGGCCTATGAGCTCGAGGTGGTCGGCTAGTGGGCGTCACGGTTCAAAACATCGGCCAGCCCACCACGCTCAAGGGCCTCGGCGAGTGGGTGAAGGCCAACACCATCGCGGTGGCGGAGCGGGCTTTGCGCGAGGAGGTCGGCCGGGGCTTTGACAATCAGCCGGTGGTCATCACCGATGGCGTGCCGCGCCGCGGCTACGATCAGGTGCGACCGTTCGGAAAGATTGAATTCGCCCGCCGGCCCAACATGGCGGAAGCGGTGTTGTGGGCTCTTGATACCTTGCGGAAGCGTTCGCCGATGCTCACCGGCCGCTATGCTCAATCGCACGCCGTGCTCTTGAACGGCGCCGAGATAACCGGCGACCTCCGCGCCGCCCTGGCCTCGGTGAAGAAAGCCGACCGGGTGCAGATCGTCAACCCGCAGCCCTACGCCAAGAAGATCGAAGGCCGGAAAGCGCGGAGCAAGGGGCGGGGCGCCAGCCGGGTGAAGACTTCGGCGGTGGCAGGATTGAGCAGCCAGGCCCCGCGCGGTGTCTATGAGCGGGTGGTGCTGCCGTTGCTGGTGCGCCGATACGGGCGCTCGATGTTCTTTGACTTCAAGTTTGTGAAGCTCAACACCGGCCTCAAGGTGAAGGGCTATCAGGGCGGCGGCGCGAACCGGAAGCGCGTCATGCGTGACCACGTGTATCCGGCGCTCAACTTCTTTATCAAGCCCACCGGCTTGGCCAACTAAGAGGCGACCATGGCCGGTGACACCCTCCGCGACGCCTTCCGCGCCGAGCTCGCGACAATCCGCACGGCCGCGTCGATTGCCTGGCCGATCAAGGACACGCTCAACACCAGCGAGCAACCCAACCCGCCAGCGGCGGCCGTCGCCTCGACCTCGGCGGGCTATCTGGAATTGGAATTTCCCGGCGGAAGCGAGGCGCAATATACCTTCGGCGCGCCCGCCGCCAACCTTCACCGCGAGCAAGGGCAAGTCACCGTCAACGTGGTTACGCGCTTGCGAACCGGCACCACCAACCGCGACTTGGCCGAAACCTACGCCGCGGCCATCCGCTCGGCCTTCCGTATGCGCCGCTTCGCTGCCGGCTCGCGCTCCATCCGTATCACCGCCGTGGCGCCGATGGGCGGCGGCCACGATGAAGCGGGCATGTGGGTGGAGAGCGTCGCGCTCGCTTACGAGATTTACAACGTGGGCTAGTCGCCCGCGCATCGACTGACCGCCGCCGCCGTTCCGGCGGTTTTTTCTTGTCCGCCTTAGAGGAGCCACCGCAATGGACAGCGCCAACAAACAGACCGCAATCATTGCGGAAGCCACGATGGGCACCACGCCCGCCACGCCCGCCTTCAAGCTCTTGCGCGACATTCGCGTGAGTGGCTCGCCGCAGCGCTCGGCCTCGCGCTCGCCGGAACGCCGCAGCGACCGCATGGCCGCCAACATGACCTCGGGCCTGTTCACCTTCCCGAAGGTCATCGAAACGCCGTGGGTGCGCGACGCGGCCACCGACGTGCTGTGGGAGTCGGTGCTTTGCGGCGCCTTCGCCACCAACGTGCTCAAGAACGCCAGCACGAAAAAGCCCTTCACGCTCGAGGAGAAGTATGAGGGCGGCGCCACCGACCCGTACCGCCGCCTCACCGGCTGCCTGGTCGACTCGCTCTCCATCGGTTTCCGCAACGGTGAGCCCGGCACCATGTCTTGGGGCATCCGCGCGCTCGCGGAAACCGCGGCCACCTCCGCCATCGCGAGCTCGACCTACACCGCGCCGACGCCGGGTTATGACCCGAGCACCCCGGCCGATATCGTGGTGGGCGACCTCTTCGGCGTGAGCTCGCCCAAGATCATGTCGCTCAACATGACCATCAGCAACAACATGCGCGACCAGCATTCGTGGGGCAGCAACGCGCCCTTCGGCATCGGCCTCGGCCTCTTCGATATCAGCGGCCAGGTGAGCTTCTATTTCAACGCCTCCGCCGACTACTCCGCGTTTATGACGCGGCAGTCGGGGCTCGACCTCTCGCTCACCATCGGCGCCACCACCAACTACAAAGACACGCTGTTGCTGCCGTACTGCGACGTGTGGAATCCCGACGTGGACGATCCGGGCGCGACCGGCGACCACATGGTCACGCTCAACTTCATGGCGCGCTACGACGCGAGCGACACCGCCGCCATCAAGCTCACCCGCCTGGTCGCCTAGTGCGTCCGCGCAACCGCAACCCCATCGCAGAGGAGCCCGCCGCCATGGGCAAGTATCTCATCGAGTCCAACTTCCACGTCTATGTCAGCCAGGGCGAAGGCAAGCCCGAGCGCAAGGCCACCTTCACCAAAGGCATGGTTGTGGAAGCCGCCGACATTCCCGAAGGCCACACCGGCGACGATTGGGTGGCCAAGGGACTCGCCAAGGCGGTCTAGCGACCGTCTCGCGGCGCCGAGGCCATGGCGTCGCTCTTCCCGAGGCCCCGCCGTGGTCGGCGGCGGGGCCTCACCTCACCGACCGGAGGCACCATGTCAAAAGCAGAGTATCAATTCGACGGCATCGAGCCGATGCAGCGCAACCGCGAAATCGAAGGCGAGAAGGGCACCGAGCTCGGTTTGCCGGGCGGCATCACCCTCACCGTGCTCGCCGCCAGCGACGCCAACCCGCGGTGGCGCAATCGCGGCGACGAAATCCGCGCCGAGCTCAACCGGCTCACCAATGCCCGCGCCAGCGCCGAGCGCATCCGTGCCTATCTGGCGCGCATCTATGCCGATTGCATCGTGATCGGGTGGAGCGGCGTTAAGGCGAAGGGCGCGGCGATCCCCTATAGCCCCGAGGCGTGCGCGGCCTTCTTGCGCCAGGCCGATGATGCTTACGCCATCGTGGACAACGTGGTGTACGACACCAAGAATTTCCGCGGCGCGCGCATCGAAGCCACGGTGGAAGCCGCAAAAAACTCATAAGGTGGGATAGCGACAACGCCGGCCACCTTCGCGGCTGGCAAGATCGCGCGGTAAAGGGCGACGAAGAGGCCGTTGACCGCCTGCTATCCCGCCCGAGCCTATCGAGCGAGGCCGCGCCATATTGGTCGGCCTTCCTCACTCTCTCCCGCGACCGGCCGCACGAGTCCATTTCGATGGGCATGAGCGGCGGGCTCTCGCTTCCCCGGCCGGTGCCGCTGGAAGCGATACGCCGCGAGGGCGCCCGCCTCAGTTACTCGGGCGACGCCCTCGAGGATTTCGCCACCATCGTCGCGCGCATTGATGACTTCCACGTCGAAGTCGAAGTGCGCCGCGCCGCCGACGAAGCCAAAGCCGCCGCCGCGCGGTCGCGCTCGAAAAGATGACGGGTGATCCATGGCCGAAGAAACCAAGATCATCCGCATTATCGTCGATAGCTCCAAAGCTATCGACGGCTCGGCGGCGGCGACCGCGGCGCTGGATAAGCTCGGCCGCACCACGGCCTCCATGGATGGCGCACTTGCGCGCATGGAGAGGGGGCTCGCGTCGCTCGGTGGCGCGGTCAAGGCACAACTCGCGCTCATGGTGGCCGAGCTCGGCGCCCGCTTCATCCAACTCGGCAAGGACTCGCTTAACGCCGTGGCGGGCCTGGATGAGCTCGCCGAGCAAATGGGCATAACGACCACCGGATTGCAGGCGCTCCAATTCTCGGCCGTGCAAAACGGCGTCAAGCTCGAGCAACTCGAAACCGGCATTTCCAAATTCTCGCAAAAGATGGGCGAGGCGGCCGGCGGCTCTAAGGAAATGGTCGAGGCGCTCAACTCGCTCGGCGTCAAGAATCTGGACGTACAGGGCAAGCTCCGCCCGACCGAGGCGCTACTCAGCGAAGTCGCGGCGGCCATCACGAAGATCGAAGACCCGGCCAAGCGCTCGGCCGCGGCGGTCGATTTCTTCGGCAAGGCCGGCAGTCGAATGCTGCCGATGCTCGCCGATATCGCATCGGTGCCGGAT